CTGCTGAACTTCCATGGGGGGTCGGCGTAGATGACCCGGTACTTCTTTCTCGTGGTGGTGATGTCGACCCGCATGAAGCCCGCCCCCTTACATGCCGCTCTTGACCTGTTCCAGCTTCGCGACGTCCAGCTCGTAGCCGAAGACGTCTTGCTGCTTCCAGGTAGCGCCGACCGCGTTGACGGTGTCCTCGCCGTACTTCTTGAGGGCCTCCTTCGAGACGTCCTCCTTGACGACGATGCAGTCCATCATCTGCCGGTTCTTGAGGCGGCGGATGATCTCCTCGATCTTCTCCTTCGCCCTGGGGAGGGACACGGAGGTCGAGAGCCGGAAGCCGACCTCGCCGAAGGTGAGGATCTTCGACTTCGCCTTCCCCATGTCCGCCCGGTGCTCGGTGACGAAGTCCTTGAGCTCGCGCTCGAGCTTGGCGATCCTGTCCTTGTGGGGCTTGCTCTGCTCCTCTGCGGCCTTCTTGGCCCCGAGGATCTGCTTGTTCATCTCGCCCTCAATGTCCTGGACGGCGAGCTGCGCTTCTGCAATCTGACGGAGGGCGTCGTTCGCGTCCTCCCAGGTCTTGACCCCGGAGGGTTCGACCACTCTTTTCCTTGCCATGTGTAGGCTCCTTCCTTTCTGTGCTTGTCGATATATGCCCGGGGAGTTGCCTCCCCGCTGCGGCTTGCTTCGATGGCCTCCTTCGGCTCCTTGTCTTCGTATAGGATGTAGGTCTTAGAGAGGAGCATATAGAGGCCGAGCGGCCCGGTGAGGAGAGCGGCGGTCGCGTCGCTGTCCTCCGGCGTCTTCCCGCCTCGGGCCATGACCAGGATGAGGGCGGTGATCGCAAGCATAGCGAGACCCATGAGACGCTGCTTTCTCATTTTCATTGTCCCGGCCCCCTTCCGTGTTAGAGCATCATGAGGCTCGAGGCTTGCTCGATGATCTTCACGGTGACGACTCTCTCGCCGCGCTCCTCAAGGATGCGGGTGACGTTGGAGAGGGTTCGGTCTAGGAGTCGGAAGCATCCGGTCTGCATGTTGCAGGCCCGGGCCTTGAGCTCGACCATCGCGTCGGGATCTACCTCGAAGCCCTCGAGGTAGCCCTCCACCTCCGAGGGGTCGAGCCCCTTGAGGGAGACATAGAAGTCGACCCGGTTCGCCATGCGGGCGAGGTAGGTCTTGATCTGCGCTTCGAGCTTCGGCTCTCCGGCGATGACGAGCCCCACGTCGGATTGGTCGAAGATCGCCCGGAGGATCTCCATCTTCTTTTGGGTGTACTTCGAGACGAGCTTGTCCGCCTCGTCGATGATGAGGAGGTAGCCCTTGTTCGTGTTGAAGAAGTCCCGGATGCCGTTGACCCTGCGCCAGATAGTGCCGTAGCCGCTGGGGATGCCGAGGGCCTTCTCGATTGCCTCCACAAGATCGCGGCTGCTCATGGTGTCGTCGCACTCAATGTAGGCGACCCGGGGGAGCTTCGCGTACTGCCGGAGGGAGTAGGTCTTGCCGTAGCCGCTGCGGGCGACCACGATGCCGAGGCCGATGTACTCTTGACAGCTTTGACACACGCCGAGCACCTTGAGGGCGTCCCGGCTCTCATAGAAGACGGGCTTCCGTCCGGTCTTGCGCCCCGGCTCCGGGAGCTCCACGGCCTCGCCGGTGCGCTGGGCCAGCCAGTCCGCGAGGAGCTTCTCGATGGTGGAGATGTCCCCCTCGTACTTGCCGGAGAGGTAGCGGGAGATCGTCGGGCGGGAATAGCCCGGGATCTCGCTCGCCAGGGTGGCGATGCTGGTCTTCGAGGCTGCGAGGTAGTCGTTGATCTGCTCGGCAAGGGTCTTGCCGGTGGTGTAGGTTGTGGCCTGGGCCGCTGCTGCTGTGATTTCCATGTTGTTCCTCCTATTCGTTCATAGCCCTCAAGCGAGCGAGGGCGTCGTCTGCCTTCTTCCCGAGGAACTCGTCCCCGGATGCCTTCTTCCCGGTCTTTCGGTTCGTGGCCATCTCCGCCCGGAACTCTTTGTCGTTCGGGAGGGTGACGACCTTCGAGGGCCGATCCGCCTTGATGGTCAAGTCGATCATGCCGACCGCCTCGGAGGGCCGTCCGCCCTCCTGGACGCGGAGATCGTAGGGCCGCGTCATGCTGTCCAGGATCTCCCGCATTTCCTTCTCCTGCCGCTTCTGGTCGCGGAGGTGGCGCTCGAGCGCCGCTTGCGAACAGTGAGGCCCGAAGGCCAGCAGCTCGGCGGAGACGGCTTCGCATATCTTCCGGCCCTCCTGGTCGAAGACGTAGAGCTTCGTGACGTCGTCGATGTCCCACTTGATGCCGACATGCTTGCCGACGTAGTGGCAAAGCTCGTAGTCCGTGTAGAGGGTGCCGAACTTGTTGATCCCCTGGTTCGTCACGCGGGCGGTGTCGGCCTTCATGAGCAGCATCGCCGCATACTCGCGGGGCGGAGCTGCCTTCTCATAGCGCTCGCCGTTCTCAAAGAGGGAGATCGGCGTGATCCACTTCTCGCCCGCGTCCTTGAGGCCCCGGTGCTCCCGGGTGTGGTACTTCTCGTTCTTCCACTTCGTCCATGCCTCGAAGAACTCCTCCATCGTCAGCAGCTCGCCGCGCTCGAGCATACCGTCGACGTCCTTCTGCCGTTTGGCGTAGGTCTTGGAGCCGGTGAGGGTGCCCGTGTAGCTCTCGAACCATTTCGAGAACTTGGAGCACACGGTCGAGAAGAAGCGCTCGATCGGCTTGTCCCACGGCTGATAGGGGAGCGACCGCCCGACCTCCTCGATGCCGATACTCTGGTAGAAGCCCACGGTCTCGGCGTCGAACTCGAAGTCGATGTTCCGCTTCTTGCGGCTCTGGCCGGTCATGGTCTTCGCCGTGTAGTCCTTGCCGTTGTCGACGTGGAGGATGTGGGGGACGCCGCCCGGGTGGGAGTAGAGCATCTTGACGAGGCTCTCTTTGAGGGTCTGGTTGTTGGCGTCCACACAAGCCACGTCGCCCACGATCGCCCGGCTCCGCATGTCCATCCATGCGACGAGCTTCGGGCGGACGGCCTTGATCTTCCCGTTCGGGGCGACCCACTGAACCCAAAAGTCGAAGGTGTGCTCGTCGCCGACGACGTACTCCATGACCTTGAGGCTCGTCGCGTCGCGCTTGCCCTTGTGCATCTTCTTGTTCTTCCACTCCCGGGAGCCGTTGGCCGCGAGGTAGCGGGCCGACTCTCCGCCCCGGCTGTCCATGAGGTGCTTGATGTACCGGGCGACCGTCTTGATGCTGGGGTAGTTCTCCCAGCCCCGGCCCTCGGCGACCTCCTCGAACTTCTCGTAGAGCATTTCGATCGTTCCCAGGTTGGCCGCGAAGCGCCGGTCGAACCATATATTTTGAATGAGCGCCTTTTGCTCATCCGTGAGGCTCGGGAAGGTGGCGGTCGCCTTCGGCTTCCGACACAAGGACAGCGCCCGGAAATAGTCCCGGCTCTGGCCGTCCTCCTTCTCCATCTTGAGGGCCCAGGCGTTCGCCTTGAGGATGTTGTCGACGTAGCGGTAGAGGGTCGGGAGACTCACTCCCAGGCCCAGCGCGTACCGCTCGGCGTAGGCCGTGCGGTCGGGGCCGTCGTAGTCGATGAAGTCTTGCACTCTCGCCGCCAGCTCGACGGCCTCGTAGAACGCCTTCTTGTGCTGCTCGGTGTAGTGGTTGAGGTCGACGCCCACATACCAGGGCGCGGACTCTGTTCGCTTCTCTATGACGACATCCCTCCCGTCTATCTTCTGTGCCGCCCGCCACGCCTTCCGGCCCTTGGCTGTGAGGGAGTCGACGGAGACAAGGACTTGCTCGCGTCCGCCCGCCTCGCTGGGCTGCATTTTGGTCTTGTACTGCTGGGGGTTTCTCTGAACCCGCTTTTTAATGGTGTCGTAGCTGATACCCTCGAAGGCTGCGGCCTCCTTGAGCCCGATGAATACGTCCGGCACTCCTGTCCCTCCCTTCCTGGTGTTACGCTGCCGTTACCTTCTCGACCTTCCGGGGGTCGAGGTTGAGGGCCGCGATGAGCGCCGGGAGGTACTTCTCGCCCGACCGGACGCCGTACAGAATGTAGCTTAGATACTGCGGCGACGTGCCGATCTCGGCGGCAAGCTGCGACTTTGTCTTCTCCTGGTCGGTGAGCGCCTTGACGACGAGCTTCCCCAGGGGGCAAAGTTTACCGTTGCTTTTCACCGCTGTCCTCCTTCCTGTGTAGTGGTTCTTGGATTTACTTCCGCTTCTGCCGGTGCAGGTTGACCGCTGCCATAAACCCCAGGCCCAGCAGCGCCGCCGCACGGGTGAAGCTGTCCGGCGCTCCTGCCACGACACACGCGGCGGCGAGCCCCAGGCCCCCGAGGGCCATGAGGCCCAGGCCGACGACGAAGTCGAGGATCGCGTCCAGCGTGGGGAAGACCCACCTCGCACACTCCCGGGCCGCTTCCTTCTCAAGTAATTTGAGAATATAGCCCAGGGTCTCGGCCTCCTGTGACG